TCGCCAATGCGAATCCCAGGAAGACCGCTCGGTCTTCATCGCGTCATGTCGCTTGCGGAATGCGTTGAACGCCTCAACGCCTTGTTGTTCGATCATTAAGCCCCCAGCAGGCTTGCCCGTCCGAGCATTCCGGTGGCTGCGCCGGTCGCGCCGGTCAGCAGGGTGGACGACGCCCCCGATGCCCCGGCCTTGTCGTTGCCCGTCAGCATGGCGCCGATGTTGGGCGCCCGCTTCATGGCTCGATTGCTGGCAATGTCGGCCAGAGTGGCCTGCTTCTTGGCTTCTTCGGTCGCACGCTCAGAAGCGGCCAACTGTGCGTTGAAGGCTTCCTGTTGCAGGGCCAGTGCTTGCTCTTGCTGTGCCAGGTTCTCCTGCCCGAGATGGAACTCCTGCTGCTGGCGAGTGGTTTCCATGGCGGCTTGCTGGTTGAACTGTCGCCGCCCCTGCTTTTGCGCCTCGTTCTGCTGGTACAGGCCAGCGGCCCCGATAGCGCCTACGACTGCTGAGACTGCCATTTCACACCTCTTTCATTCCAGTTTCTTGCCGAAAATCACGTCTTGCACCCCGTATCCCATGCGCGGCAGCATGGTGGCGAGCGGTGTCCCTTCCTTCGCGTGCCACAGCATCAGCCTGCAGCCCCGCTTCTTGCCCTCCTGCTCGGTGCGCCGCATCAGCCGGATGCCTGCCCCGCCCTCGCGGTGCGCCTGGTCAATGAACAGAAGGTCGTTCTGGCACACCATCAGGTCGGCGTAGTGCGGGTGACGCACGATGAAGTTCACCGAGTAGCCCACGATCCGCCCGGCCTTCACAGCCGCCAGGATCAGCAGGGACCCCTCTTCTTCCATGCGCCGGTACGCCGCCTCGTCAGGCTTGAGCACCATCACGTCCTTGTTCCTGGCGATCTCGTCCCAATGCTGGGCGAACAGCTCTTGCCCGTTCGAAAGCATCTCATCGACGCTGGACCGCCTGACCTCGAACATGCCGGGCAGTTTGTCAGCGCCTCTTCCGGTTATGCACACCTTCAGGGATGGGTCTGGCACGGCATCGAAGATGATGTGTATGCGGTCGGTGTCGCCGTTGTTGATGAATGCATGGAGCGACTTGTGATCGAACTGCCAGAGTTCGCCAGCCTTCATCCGACACAGCTCAGGCCAGACACTGAACTTGCACTTGTCGTTTGTGGACAGCACCAGGTGGAAGCGGGTGAAGTGGTCGGCATAAGGCCCCTCGTCAATGTGTGGGGTCACCTCGCCGCCAGCCTTGAGCTTGACGACCATCACATACCCCAGTTCGGTCGCTCCGATGGCTTCCAGCGCGCGGCGCATCAGGTCGGCGCAAGCAGGCAGCGTCCCGAGGTTGCCCACGTCGTCCACCGCGTTGCCCACTGCCATGTAATCCGCTGGCACGTCCAGCCGGGCCGGTCCTCTCAGATAGATGCTCTCGGTGTCCTTGTGGTCTGAGCCCGGGAAGTCCTGCCGCGCCGTGATCTGCTTCCACAGGTCAGGGTGTGCGTCCAACTCTTGGAGCGCTTGGGCTGGGTCGAAGTCAAACGGTATGCGGGTGAAGTGGTTCATGGTTGTTGCCTTTTAGGGTGGTGTGCATTACATTCGTGACGGTGGTGAATGCGCAGGCTGATGCGCAGCGAGGCGGTGGCTACCTAACGCCACACGCTGCTGTTGAACGTGCAGGCGGGAAGAAAAAGCGGGGCGCCGAAAGGCGCTCGGTGGAGCAATCCACGCGAACAGTCGGCCTAGTACCTTCTTGCCGGGTCCGGACACTACCCAGGCAACAGCAACGTCGGAGATCAGCACCGACCGCCACTCTGAGAACCCGCTTCGGCGGGTTTTCTTTTGCCTCATGTGAATGGTCTGTAATCAAGCCTGCTCGTCGTGTTCTGCAGGATTCCAGGGAGTCGTGGCCGTCTGGCCACCGGCATTGCAAAAGTCAAGGCGACCGCATCGGCACGGTCAGGAGAGCGCCCGAGCACGTCCTTGATGTCGTCCTTGCTGTCCAGGCGGAACTTGTCCCCTTGGAAGCTGTAGGTCAGGGCCAGCAGTTCCTCGCGCAGGGTCTGGTCCTCAGGCAGGCAACCACCCGCCCGAATCCACTTCGCCAGTTCAAAGTACATCTCTGACCGCTTGTTGAAGTACCGCTGGTCCAGCGCCTTGCCGCTGAAATAGACCTCGATGCAGTCGCGGTTCATGTTGCGCAGGCCGTCCACCACGCCCACGCCATACCCGCCAGTGGCGTCGATGAACACCGCGTCGGTGTCGATTCGATCGATGTCGATGGCCACCTGAGCAGCCACCAGCATCGTGTCAGGGATGCGCAGTTCTCGCAGCGGGAACACCTGGCGCCCTCGACGGTGTGCGATGGCGCTGGCGTCGTCGCCCTGGCGCGCCACGTCAACCCCGAGAATGTCAGCGAATGGCTCCAACTCGTCGCGCTTGGCTGTCCTGGCCATGGCTGCGTCCACCTCGTCAGGCCCGAGCAGGGCATCAGATCCAGCAGCCGGGAACACCCCGCGCACACGCACGCGCACGAAATCCGAGTCTTCGCCGTAGTCCTCCACCCACTTGTTCAACTGCCGTTTGTTCGTCATCCGCACCGTGCGGCTGTCAATTTGCCGGGTGTGCCAGCGGTGCTTGAACTTGCCGAAGCACTCACGGAACCGGCCAATGTTCCGGGTCGGGTTGCCGAACGCGGTCCAGATGATTTGCGTGTTCTCGTCGGTCAGCGCTCCCTCGGCAACTTCCCAAATGGCGTCAGGGATGGCAGAGCCCTCGTCGAACACCAGCAGGATGCGCTTTCCCTGGTTGTGCAGACCGGCAAAAGCCTCGGTGTTCCGCTCGGACCACGCAACCATGTCGATGCGCCATGTCTTCTCGTGGTCTGCGTCGGTGCTGAAAAGCGCAGTCGCGGTCAGGTGGAACCAGTGCTTGAAAAGGCACAGGCGGTACCACTTCGCCACCTCGGCCCAGGTTTTGGTCTTGAGCTGGTTTTCGGTGTTGGCGGTCACGACGCCCTTGGTGTCTTCGAACGTCGTGATGGCCCATAGGATGATCCAGGCCACCAGCGCGGATTTGCCGATGCCGTGCCCAGAAGCGACCGCGATCTGGATGGCGTCCTGCACCGTGCCGCCGTCCCTGAGTTTCTGCCCGATGGTGCCCAGTGTCTCGCGCTGCCAGTCGTCCGGCCCATCGGCAAAGGTGGACAGCTCACCCATCCCCCAGTCGAAGGAAGCCAGCACCCAGCCCAGCGGGTCGTCTGAGAACTCGGCGGCGAGTTCTAGCAGTTCGTCGTCGACGTCACTTTGCCGCACGCTTCGCCCTCACCCGCTCCAGCCGTTCGGCCAGGCTGTCGCGCACTTCCACCTCCAGCTTGTCGGTGAACATCTTCAGGTGTCGGCCCAGAAGCTCAAGGCTTCCCCGCTTGTCCCAGAACTTGATCTTTGCCGTGTGCTCAACGTCTACAGGCTCACCGCCTGGCACTCTGCTGGTCGCCACCTCAATGCTTGCGATTGAAGCCGCCACCTCGGGCGGTAGCATGTGCACCGGCAGCAACCTCCCCGATTCATCGAACACGCTGCGGATGTCAGCGAAGGCCAGCCGCCCGATCTCCTTAAGCACGCGGTCAGCCGTGATTTCAGTCCGATCCGCCCGCTCCGTCTTCAGCTTGTTGGCAAATGCCTGCACTTTAGGATTGCTTAATAATTGAGCAGCCTGCACATGGGCGCCCTTGAGGCTGTACCCGGCCCTTATCGCGGCTTGCGTGCCGTTCAGGTCTATCAGGTACTCCCGACAAAAAGCCTCCTGCTTCGGGGTCAGTGGCCTGGTCATTTCGCTGCCTTCCACTTGACGACGCCATAAGTCCGTCTTCGCCCCTTGACCCAATCGCGCACGGACGCCTTGCTGCACTCCATAAGCTTGGCGATCTTTCCGTAACCCATCCCCCCCTCGTGCAACGCTATGGCCATGTCCACTTCTCGGTCTGTGTTCTTGGCCTTGTAGTGGTCTTGGCCCACCCGTTTGCCTGTGTCATTTGTCGCTATCTGCAGTTCCATGTGTTTCCTCCTGGAAGTTCTCGGGTATCAGGGCTCGCAGGTGCTGGGTTACCCGGTCGACTGCCTTTACCCTGGCGTTTGGGTCTTTGTCAGTGTTTGGAGTAGCTGATGCTTTTTTGAGCATTTCTATTGCCCATGGCGGGAGTGATGCGCTCATGCACGCCCTTCTGCTGGCAGTCCCAGCGTTTTCTCAAGATCCACGGTTGCATACCCGGACTTGATCCTGGCGGCAGTCAGGCGGATGGCTTCCTCGTACTGGCTGCGCGGGATGCTGGAGCGCTGGAGGTCGTGCCACTCGATCACATCTCGAAGCGCCTGGATTCCTTGGCCACTGAGCCCCATTCGACCAATGCGCTGGAAGCGCTCGGCGGCTTCGATCAGCGCGGCTTCTGCTTTGCGACAGTCTGGCAAAGCCTCTCGCCCCACCTTCATGCTGGCCAGCGTCTGCGTCAGGTTGCTGACGTTGGCCATGTCGTGCCACTCCTGCATGGTGGCTTTGCCGCTGGTGAAGGCGTCCAGGCTGGCCAGCTCGCGCATCAGCAGCTTGTCCAGGTCTGCCCGGCTGGTGATTCCGGCCCCGGCAATGGCATGGGCCACTGCGTCAATGCTGGTGCTCCACACCTTGCGGTTCACAGTCGGCTTGCTGCTACCGCGCGCAACCCTTTTGCGCGCACGGCGCTGTTCTCGGTTCATGACTTGATCAGCCGCTACTGGCGGCAGGTCCTGCAGTTTCATCGCGCATCCTTTGCAGCCAGGTACACCCGGCGAATCGTTACCGCCAAAGCCCCCTGCTCGTCCAGCTTCTTGAGCTTCCACATGCGCCGCTGGCCGTGCAGTCCGTTAAGCGGTCCCCGGTGGCACCCGGAGCACAGGGCCACGGACAGCCACCAGTTGCCCTGTTCAATCTCGTGCACTTCGGACGGTGCGCCCTCCCCTCCCCCTTCGTCGCACACCGAGCACGGCTGCAGGGCCACGAACCGGATGTAATCGGCTTCGGCCTTGGTCGGGGCGGGCTTGTTCTTGCTTTGCATCACTCAAACCCCCTCAGAAAGTCCTCAACGCTCCGGTACCGCGCTTCTTCGTCCAGGTGGGGCCAAAGGGTCGCCTGCGCGCGGTATGTCCACAGGAAGTTATCGATCTGACGGTGCAGTTCGGAGAACTCCGCCTCGTCCATCTGCGCGAAGTCCAGCGACCGAGGGATGGCGTTCGGCTTGCCGTCGATCCCTGGCACGAAATCGCAGTACCCGGCGCCCATCACCATCCAGTAACGCAGCTTGTCCAGGTCATCGAATGACTCGGTTCGCTCCAGCAGGGTCTGCAGCTTCTGGAAAAAGAAGCGGTGGTGCGCCGGGCTCCGTGGCATTCGATAGGTGAACGTCAAGGTCTGGCCGGGCTCCAGGTCGGTGACAAGGCGGCGCCACTTGAGGTACGCGCGCTGTCCCTTCTCGTCGATGCCTTCGAGCTTTCCCTGGCTGTTCTTGGTTATGACAATGGCAGTCATGCAGCGACCTCGAACAGGTCTAGCTGGTCCGTTTCCTGCCGGGTTGCCGTCCTGCGGTATGCCGGTCCCGGACGTACCGCGCCCAGCTTGCGGGCTGCAATCGGCATCAGTCCAGCCTTGCGGGCGCAACGTGGACCGACAGGCATGGCGCCAATCAGCACAGCGGGCTGCAGCATGGATCGGCCACAGAGAACGCACTTCATGCTTGCGGCCCCCTGGTGAAACGGACCTTCACCATCCCGCCTATCTCGCCCTTGACGTATGGGTGGATCCGAAAACGCTTGTCGTCCACTCCGAGGGCCTCGGCCACGCCATCGCGCCCAGACTTGAATGCAGCTATCAGGTTGTCGTCGTCCCGTGACCTTCGGTCTGGCGGGTAGAAGTCGATCCAGATGTGAATATCACCTTCCCAATCGATGGATGCGCGGGCCTGCTTGGTCAGGATGAAGCAGGCGTCGCGGTAGCGGGCTTTGATCGGTGCGGCGCGGCGCCAGTGCGTCTTCCTGTTCGGGTTCAGCTCGCTGGGTGGCCATGGCAGGGTTACGGAATTCACGTCAGAACCTCGTCGGCTCATGGGGCCAGTTGGGGAAATAAATCGGTGCGTCGGATGGATCGGCGATGTACTGCTGGGCGTCACGGTTGAACCACAGCTTGATCGTGGGCTCACCCTCGCCGCTGCCCTCGTAGTTCCGCTGCTTGCGGCACAACAGGTAGTGATCGGGCTCGCTGGCTTTTTTCGCCATCGCCCCGTTGGCCTTCATGTCGTCTTCCTTTGGCTTGTTGCGCCAGACCATCAGAACGTTGTCCACCTGGTCCGTGATCGACCCGCTGCCCTTGTTGTCGTGCTTGTCTGGAACAGATCCCTCGTTCGCTGGCTTTTTCAGGTGGTGGACGACATGGACGTGAACCGAATAGTCCCGTGCGATGGCGGTCAGCTCGTCAATGAAAGCCTTCTGCCCGTTGTAGTCGTCCTCACCCTTTACGCACTTGGCAAGGTTGTCCACAAAGACGTGTTTGATGCCAAGCTCCTTGGCGCAATAGCGGACCATCCCGCCCACCTTCTCCGCATCGGCGGTGCCCATCTGGTCGTACAGCCAGAGGCGCTTGTCGGTGAATCCTTGGAATTCCTCGTAAAGCTGGTCGATGGCTGCAAGCCCTTGATCCCCCTGAAACTCAGGCGAGAACGGATTGAACCCGGCGAACATGCGTGCCTTGCGCTGCAGCGTGACAACCGGCTTCATCTCGAAGCTGGCGACACACACCTTCTCGCCCTGGCCGCACAGCGACAGCGCAACCTGCGATGTCATCAACGACTTCCCGTGTCCGTTCTGGCCGGACCAAAGCGATACCTCGCCATCACGGAATGCGAAGTTGTCGAAGGTCTTTGGCCACGGCAGGAACGTCTGGCGCTCGGTTTTCTTCGCGCGAAGCCGCTTGTGAAGTTCATCGAACCAGACACCGGCAGGCTTCACCCGCGCCTGTGCGTCCGTCTCGCGCATGTACATCGAAAAATCGATGTCGTCGGCAATCAGGTACTCAGCCATTTACCCCCCTGTTTTGTCCACATGGCGAACTTTTCGCCCGCCGACGCAATGACTCGATCAGCCCCCGAAGTGCAGCACTGCCTAGCGATTTCCCGCACGCGATTGGAGTCGTCACCAAACACCGTCACCGGGATTCCGACGACAAAGCGCAGATCAAGCGAGCCCACCGGGTCGCCCGCCGTGCAAACGTCCATGAACGCGTAGTCCTCGACCCACTGCGGGCCGTTGATGGTCACGGGCATATCCCACAGGTAGACGCCCTGCGGCTTGCGCCCAGCCATGCGCACAGCAATAACGTGCTCTTGGCCTCGCATCAGATCGCCCCCGCCAGTGCGTTCGCAGGCTCTTGCAGCCCGCTGCCAGGAGTTACGCCGTCTTCCCACCGCTTGCCGTTGAGGTACACCAGCGGTGCCTCGACGTACCCGTCTTGCCATTTTTGCGTTTGACGCTTGACTGCGATGTCGGCCAGGATCGCGTCGGCTTGCTTGTCCAGCGATGCAGCGCGCCACTTCTTCGCGCACTTGACCTTGTCCTGCTTTCGTTCGTTCGCAGGCCATGCTGTCCAAAAATCCTCAAACCGAACCACACCCCCGGAAGGGGGTAAGGGGGTTTCTTTATTGGTTCTTGGTTGATTGGTTGATGGTTGATGGTTAGTTGGAGTGCCGTTGCCACCCGTTGCCACGGAATCCAACGGATGTTCAACGGGTGTTGAATGGCCGTTCAACGCTTGAAGCTTTTTCAGGCGTTTTGCCTCTGCTGATGCCTTTCCTGCCATAGCCTTCTGACTGGTGTTGGCCTGATACGCTTCAATCTCTGCTTCGCAGCGGTCGTGATACCAGCCTGTTGGTGTTTCCGTAAAAAACTCGTTGAGCACCTGTTGAACAGCCGTTGCCTCTTCGTTGGAACGGGCGATGATTCGACGGCACAGCGCGGACTGGTCAAGCATCAAACGCTGCTCAGTGTCGTAGTACAGGTCGATCAGGTCGCGGTACACACTGCGCTCAATGCGGGTCAGGTGCCGCGTTGCCTTGTCAAAATCTCCGATGTGGTGCGGGTAGTGCTTCATTCGGCCCTCCCAAGCTCCAGCGCCTCGTCCGACTGAAACCAGATGGCACTGTCGATTCGCGCGGTCATCTTGACTTGATGCTCCGGCGACCGGCTCTTGATGGCGGCATACATGCGGCGGCACCACTCCTGCGCGTCGTCCCGGTCCCCAGCAGCAAAGGCGGCAGTCATGCGCTGGCCACAGTCCTTGATGTGCTGGTCAAGCTTCCGTTCTGTGTCGGTGAGGTTGTTCATGCTGTACATCCGTGCATGCTCTTGGGGAGGGATGCGGAAGTAACACCAAGGTGTGACACTTGCGCATGGAAGAAAAAGCCCACACCCAGGCCGCACTGCTTGAGCCCCGCAAGCAGGGAGAAAACCTGCGGGTAGCGTTGTGCGGTCAGGCCGGTGGTCGGCGAGGTGTGGGCGAAAAACATGGGTCAAGACACCACGAGGTCAGGCCAGTAGTCGGCGAAGTCGTAGGGGCGAAGCTCTCGCCGCGTGATCCCGCCTTGCGTCAAGCGCTCGATGGCCACGCAGTGCTTTGGCGGAAACCATCGCTTGCCAGATGTCCAGTACGCGACGTTGCGGATGTCGTCGTACCCAAGGGCACGGGCGACAGCGGTCGGTCCGCCAAAGTGCTCAACAACACGTTTGGCGGTGGACCGCATAAGGTCAGGGTTTGCATTCATGGGATGCAGTCTAACTCAATTATCCGCGTTTGTCTAACCTGATTATTTGCACTGATGAACGGCGCGGGATCATCCAGCATGGCTACCCAAGATCAGCGCCGCTCGGACCCAGTTCGCCAGGGTGTAGGCATGCGCCTGAAAGCGGCTCGCGAGGGGAAAGGCTTGAGTCAGCAGGAGGTCGCCGACCGGTTCGACATCGGAAAGGGCACCGTGTCAGCCTGGGAGACAGGCATCGGCGATCCAGGCATCTACCGACTTCGGGAACTCGCGAAGCTGTACGGAGTGGCTGCTGACGCGATCCTTTGGGAAGACTCCCTGACGCCAGATGCCATGAGGTTTGCTGCTGACTTTGACAGCCTGACCGAGCCGCTGACCGACAGCAAACCAGACAGGCCCGCCATGAGCGGGCTTTTTGTCGTCTGAAAACTACCGTCTGTCGCCTTGGTCTAATATTGTTAGCCAAGATGGAATAATTAGGTTAGACTTTCTCCCATGCCGCAAATACAGCGGTCCAACGGAGAACAGAATGAGCTACTACCCGACAGGCACCTACGCCGCCGACCCGCAAGCACCCTGGAACGCGCCATGCACTGACCGCGCTGAAAGCATGGCCGTGCGCGAGTTGATCGGCAACGACCTCGAATCGACCAGTGACTGCCTGGTGGCTTTCGTCTCCGGCATCACAGAGCACCGCACCCCGTTGATGGTCAAGACCGAGGTGCTGCAGGGACCGGTGAGTTCTGCCGAGCTGCTGAAACTGATGCTGGACCGCCGCAACCCCGACCAGATGATCGCAGCGGCGACCCGTGAGCTGGCATCCCGCTACCTCGATGACGCTTACACCCGCAAGGTGATCGACGGCATGACAGACCGCTTCATGGAGGTGCAGTGATGGACCGCTCAGGAGTAATCGGCACAGTTTCAAGCTGCCTTGCGATGCTGGCCTTGGTTGTGATCCTTGTCTTGGAAAGACTGCGATGAACACCCTTCGCCTGACCATGCCGACCCGACCGCTGACAGACCCGCGCAAGCGCTACACGCCAGCAGCAAATACCGACATACGCAAGACGTTCGAGAAGTTCCAGCGCCTTGCACGGATGCAAGCGCGAAAGGCCATGCCATGAAGGTACTGCCTGATTTTCCAAACATGGTTTTCAGCACAACCCGTCCTTGGGACGCCGCTGAATTCATCCATGTGGACAACTTCAAGTGTGTCTACACCGAGACGGTACGCGAAGGCTTCCGGGTCCGTCTTCCGGGCTCGAAGTGGGCAACCGTTGAACAACTCAAGGCCGCAGGGTATGCGGTAACCATGCCACGCGCTAGGCGCATCGACTGAAAGGGAAACCATGAACACCAAAGACCCCGTTGTCCACGACATCACAAAGTACATCAACCGCAGCGCAGGCCAGCACCAGCGCCGGGTCAGCGAAGGCGCCGACCGCCGCGTCATCGACCTCAAAGTGGTGGACACCATGACAGACGACCGCTTGAGCCTGCACCGCGTGGACACGTCTCAAATGAGCCAGCGTGATGGCGTGAGCGTAGGTGGGTGCTGCACCCACGAATGCAACGAGGGCCGGGACTGCCCGCAGCGGATCGAGTTCGCAGGTGGAGAGCCCTATTCGGCCAGTTCCCTGGCTTTGGCTGTCGCTGTCGTCGGCGTGCTCGGCCTGGTGTTATGGCACATCTCGCCTGAGCTGCGCGGCCTTATTTACATCATCACCAATTGATCACCATGAGCACTGCACTCGCGATCATCCAGCAGGACGTGTACAGCGTCCGAGAGAACTTCGAGAAGATGGCCGGTGGCGCGCTCAATTTCGAGCGTGAGGCCGGTTTCGCCATACAGGTTCTGTCCGGCAACGAGTACGCGATGAAGATCGCCACATCGAACCGGCAGAGCGTTATCAACGCAGTCACCAACGTGGCTGCAATCGGCATCAGCCTGAACCCGGCAAAGCGCCAGGCGTACCTCGTGCCACGCGATGGCCGGATCTGTCTCGACATCAGTTACATGGGCTTGTTGGACCTCGCCATTCAATCAGGATCGATCATGTGGGGACAGTCCGAACTGGTTCACGAGTCCGACCGATTCGAGCTGCAGGGATTCGACCGTCCCCCGGTCCACAACCGCAACCCGTTTGCCACTGACCGGGGCGCCCTGTTGGGCTCTTACGTGGTTGTCAAGACCCGCGACGGCGATTACCTCACCACGGCCATGGCGATCAAAGACATATTCGACATCCGGGATCGTTCGCAGTCGTGGAAGAACGGGCAGAAAGGCCCGTGGAAGACCGACGAGGGCGAGATGGTGAAGAAGACCGTCATCAAGCGCGCCTACAAGCTTTGGCCCAAGACCGACCGACTGGACCAGGCGGTTCACTACCTGAACACAGAAGGCGGCGAAGGTCTCGAGCTTTCCGGCCAGGCCGATGGCGTTCGCGGAGTGATCCACGCCGCCCGTGATGCGTTGCGCGAAGAAATGGAAGGCCTGCCAATTGAAGTGCAGAACGTCATCCGAGAGAAAGCCCTGGAGGTCGAGGACATGGTGGGCAATGACGAGTTTGGCCCAGCCATGGCGTATGACCACATTGAGGCACAGGGGTACAGCAGCGAAGAGAAAGCCGCCCTTTGGTACTGCATGCCGTCCAACATCAGGACAGCACTGCGCAAGGAGGGCGAGTCGCGCAAATCCAAAGCAAAGGAAACGGTATGAAAGACGACATTCCAGCGTTTCCAATCCCGCTGCAACCCGGCCAGCCATGGCAAGGAATGGCCCCATGCGACGGCATGACCCTGCGCGACTACTTCGCAGCGAAGGCGATGCAGGGCCTATTGGCATCTGACGTGCAAGCGCATACCTATGAGTTCGCAATAAACGCATACGCCGTGGCAGACGCCATGATCAAGGCACGGGAGGAATCGAAATGATCAAGGCTTTGGAACTGGCGGACGAATTGATGACAGGCCACCCACTCGCGATAGATTCGATTGCGGGCGCAATGGAACTCCGCCGCCAGCACGCAGAGATTGAAGCGCTGAAAGCAGACCGGGATAGCTGGAGGCACCGCCAGCGCCCGGCGCCTGCTGGACAACACCAGCCGCGCCCAGATGCCCAGCCCCTACCTGCTGGACACCAGGCCAACCGCAGCGCGCAAGGCCCCGCCCACGCTGCGCATGATCAAAACCGAGCACCACGAAAGCGCGGTGTGCGGCTTCGGTGTGTGCAACTTGACGCCCGAATGCACCAGCCGCTGCCGCTACCGCGAAGCCGCCCAGGCGCTGCAAGGCCAAGCCAGCGAGCGCCACACCCAGCGCGCCGAGATGCCCCCGATCAAGCCCAGGCGCACCGAAGCCGAGCGCCGCGAAGCTGTGCGCCTGCGGCGCCTGGTGTTCGGCTGCCTGGCCGCGAGCTGGATCGTCATGGGCCTGTACATCTTCTTTTGACCCACCACGCGCAACACAAACAACACATGGCACACATCACCATCACCTTGCGCGACACCGACGCCGGAACCGTCGCGGTTTACAGCAGCTTCGCGCCCGCCGTTGGCCAGCGCGCCACCCCCGCCCAATCCATCGCCCTGGACCTGCAGCGCGAGGCCCTGCACCGCGCGGGCGTGGAGTCCGACAAGACGCCCCAGGAGGCCGCGCGATGAGCCTGCCGATCCTTTATCTCAGTGGTCCGATGTCCGGCATGCCCGAGGACAACTATCCCGCCTTCCACGAAGCAGCCAGGCAGCTGCGCGAGGCCGGTTACCTTGTCGTCAGCCCAGCGGAAAGCCCCATCCCGCGCGGGTCTCCGTGGCTCAGCTTCATGCGCAAAGACATCAGCGACATGGTGGCCACCTGTGACGCCGTTGCGACCCTGCCCGGCCACGAAAACAGCCGAGGCGCCACGGTCGAGATCGCCCTGGCCAAGGGGTTGGGCTGGACAGTGGGCACGGTCGATCAATGGTTACAGCTGGCCAAGGTGCAGCGCGAGGCTGAGGCCTTGATGGACAGCGTCAAATGACCACGCGCCCGATGCTTTTTAGTGGTCCGATGGTGCGCGCCATCATTTCAGGCACCAAGACACAGACGCGGCGGGTGGCACCAATAAAAGACTTCAATGTGCGCGACATTGGCGACGGCATGGTGAGTTGGCGCATCGAGTTTACAAAGCCGATGGGCAAAGAACGCGTGATTGCCAGCTACAGCGGCGGGACACCCACCAGCGAGGAGGATGCTCACATCGTTGCATCGCAGTATTGCCGCTGCGGCCAACCCGGCGACCGGCTTTGGGTGCGGGAGACGTGGGCGCGTGACGACGAAGACGGAGCATTTTTTTACCGCGCAGATGTTGGACTTGGAGGCGATGCCGACGACTGGGAAAGAAACCGACTAGATGGCGCTCCTCGCTACCGCTGGAGGCCTTCCATTCACATGCCGCGCCGGGCCTGCCGCATCACCCTGGAGGTGACCGGCGTGCGAGTTGAGCGCCTGCAAGACATCAGCGAAGCCGACGCCATGGCCGAGGGCATCGAAAAAACAAAGCACGGATTCTGGAGCAAATACGGCCAGTCTGATGTTGACGGCACCTATTCGCCACGGGCCAGCTATCGCGCTCTTTGGGAGTCGATCAACGGCCCCGGAAGCTGGGACGCCAACCCGTTCGTCTGGTGCGTTGAATTCAAACGGGTAACCACATGACCGTCTCCATCATCACCCCCACGCGCGCCACGCTGCTGACGCACCTGGCCGCCCGGACCACCATCCGCGCCCACCGCCAGACCGAGCGCCGAGTCCACGAGATCAGCACCGGGAAAAAGCGGCCGCACGACGTGGAAGTCGTGAGCCTTTGAAGGCGCGCGCCCACAACACCTCAACCACCGAAGGACAAAGAGATGAACACGCCAACGATTGAAGAACTGACAGCCGCGCACGACAGCCTTGCCGCTATTGCTACTGCCGAGAGGAGCCCCGAGCGAGTGATGCAGGAGGCTGTGTTGCTGATGCTTCGCAAGCTGATTGCGGGCTAACAAATGTTTATGCGAATCCTTGACGCCCTGGCGCCCTATTACCTTCTGCACATCATTCTTGATGGTGTGCAAGCCAACACCTTTATTGCTGGGCGGCTTGGCAAATTTGCTGCCGATCAGCGAGCCAGGGGAAGAAACCTTGTGATCGTGAATGCTTGGCGCATACCCCGCCGAGACTTCCTAGCGCTTCAGAAAGCGCGACCGGCTAACGCTTGAGCTAAGGGGCTGGCCCGCCAGGGCCAGTCCCGCTTGAGCGAAGTGTTATGCAGCAACTTGGTGGAGAAACACGATGACCTTTGCAGACCAATTCACTAGCGACATTGCCCAGCACGAGATGCAGGTGATCCGCGACGACGGCGTGAGCCGACACCTGCGGTTCAAGCGGCCGAACACAATGTGCATGCACTTCGACCTGCTGACTTGGCCGGGCTACCTGTGCTACACGGGCGACATGGGAACCTACGTGTTCCGGCGCCTGCACGACATGTTTGGGTTCTTCAGGCGCGGCGAGAACCGCGGCCAGTACCGCATTGACCTGCGCTACTGGGCCGAGAAGCTGGAAGCCAGCGACAAGGGGGACGGCGTGCGCGAGTGGAGCGAGAAGAGGTTTCGCGCCGAGGTGCGCGACTACTTCGACCAGCACACGAGCGACGATGACGATTGGCCTGAGGCGCGGAAGGCCGCGCTTTGGAGCGAGATTGACGAACAGGTGTGCGCCGCCGCCGAGGACAGCGAGCACCACGCCTGGGTGGCGCTGTGGGAGTTTGAGCACGACGGGTTCCGCTTCCAAGACTGGGAGCGCGACTGCAAGGTGTGGACGCACCGCTTTCTGTGGTGCTGCCACGCGCTGGAGTGGGCCATTGCCACCTATGACGCGCAGAAGGCTGGCACGCCGG